TTATAAGTTTTTCAGCCATTCTTTTCCTGCTGGTGTTTTAAACCATATCAAGAGACCACCTATTATCACGCATCCAATGGTATAAGTTAAAGATAACATATCCATATTCACCTCCTTTTTTTAAAATTCTATATCCGATTCTAATAAAAAACGAATGCTTAACGAACATCAAAATATATTTCAAAAAAATCTTTTTTAGTCAATCCTAATATACGCAAAGCATTTTTTATAATAAATTCAGGTACAGGGGATATATGTGTCTGTAATATTATAGGACGGAGCAAATCTCTTCGTGTCCATTTCTCGTGACCTCCTTCTGTAGATATTTTCTTGCATCCAACCTTCTCCAAAAAATCACGAAAGTCAGACAATGGAACATTGCTTAATTTCTGTGTATTCATGCAAAAGATGGTATATTAACGCTCTCCGAGTATTTTACATAATCTTTGTTCTCAATAATTTCCCTGAATTCAGGATTCATCGACATCATTGTATTAATATCAGGAGCCTTTATCCTCTTTTGCTTCATACTCTTTATTTTCCATCCGTGCTTTTGCAAATCCTTCACTAAGGTATTTTTATGTAAACAATATTCTATATACATACCCAAAGTTTGCCCAAATGAAGTCTTTGCAGCATTTTCAGTTTCCCCATAGCCGGACAAGTCCAAAGCCGGGCAATACGATATATAGACATTATCCTCTTGGAAGATATAAACCCCCACATTAAGACTTATTTTAGTCTTACCGTCACTATACTGAGCTTCAAAAGAATGAGCATCCATGATTCTGTGATATATTTATGATTTTATGAGAACAGATTATATTATTTTTTGTTGCAAAGCTAACGAAAAAAATAATCGGATAAACAATCATAAGCTAATTTATAAAGCTGTCTAAATTGTACTTATTATTTCGTTTAGCGGATGCTGCTTTACTAGCATCATTGCCCATTATAAAAACATAGGTGAAAATTATTTATATGCATATATGCCAGATGTTATTCGATATTAAGAGCCTTCTTAAGTTCTTTCTTCGATGGATAGCATATCTTTTCGCTAGCGTATAGTTCTACTTCGTAATCATACCTAGAGCCTAGTCCATAGAATATTCCCTCTTCGTTGACATAAAACTTTCTAATCTCATAGTTTTTAGGCTTTCCATTTCTGAGAATCCAAACAGTGTCATCAATAGAATATTTGTTATAAAATTCTAGTGCGCAAGATTGGGGAATAGAGAAATCAAAAACAGATTGATTATTGTATCCTCCCTGCGGTATGCTTCCTTGGTAGTAAAAGCAATATTCTCCTGTATTAAGGAAATAACGGGGTTTGACTTTAAAGGTATAATCATCTATTTTTTCTATATCTATTTGAATATGATTTTTTTCATCGACTCCGATAGATGTGCCTGCATACAAGTTAACAGAACCAGTTTCTAATTCACGTCTACCTTTTTTGGTTGTCAGTCTGACAAGGGCAAATTCATTGGGCGATGAGGCTGCGGAGAACCACCAATTACTAGCAGATACTCCTAAATCTGATTTTCTAGGAATGAAGTAAAAATAAAATTCAGGATTATTGTTTTCAATGACATTATTAGAATGTTGCCCGTTCATGGTTGATCTTACTTTTGCACTGGCAATGCCATATGAAAGAGCGGCTCCAAGGGTATTTGTCTTGGTTCCAGAAAATACAGTTGGGAATAATTGAATAAAATCATCTCCATTTTTGTAATATATGCCGGATCGTTGTGCTTCGTTGGTTTTGATATCGGAGATGCGGTGTATCATGGCAACAATGATGCTATTGTCTATGCCTTTTTCTTTCATGGATTTTAAAGCGTCAATGCTCGTATTAAAATCACATGGGCTAGTTTCTATTTTACTTATGATAATATCGCTTGAAAAGCCTAAATCAATCATTTCTATAATAGAGTTATTGGTTAATGGTTGTTCTTGTGCGTACAAGTTGAGGCAAAATAATACAGAAACAAGTAACAGTGCTTTTTTCATAAGATCAATTTTTGATTATATTCTTTTAGATTGAAATATTTCTTAGAGGCCTTATGCCCGTTGCATTTAACAAGAGTAAGGCATTGTCTTTTTTGTTTGTCTTCATTTTGGTTGACTGGTTCATTTTTGAATTCACCCATCAACCTTTCCAGCTTATCTATAAATACGTTCATCATTTAAGTATTAGTATTAACTAAACACTAAATGAATATGTTTTGTTTAATTATTATATAAATTAAGCTGTTTTTCTTAATTCCGCAAGAAGGTCTGTAATCCCTTCTAACTTATCAACTGAAGATTGAGTATTGTTGTCTATACTTTTCAGTCTCTTGTTAACCATACTCATAAATTCAACCAATACGTTTCGGAAGAGGCTTTCTGCTAGAGCTTCTTCCTCCTTTTTCTCATTTGGCGATGAGGCTATAAGCATTTCTCCTTTTCCACGGAGTAGCCATTCGGCGGAAACGTCTGGGAAAGTATCTAGCGTTAGCAAGATTACGTTAGAACTTACGCCCTTAGTGCTTGATAATTGACTATTAAGGGTCGTTTGAGCAACTCCGATTAATCGGCTGAAATCTAATACAGATGCGCTTTTTGCGCTAATTAGTTCCTTAAACCTTTCTGTTAGAGCATTTTCTATCATAATTTCGTTATTTAATACTGTTCTAAATAGCGAAATTTGGAAAACTTTTCCGAAATTTCGTTTGTTGTTTAACTAAAGTTCGTTAGTTTTGCATTCGTAACCAATAAAAAACGGTTGCAAACGGATATAAAAATGGCTGTCACGATAAAAACCGTGATTTTGTTCGCACCAAAATTGTTCCATCGGCAAATATAGTGACTTCCATTTTAATATCCTACAAATGAATTAAAAATTAGACGATACGGTTTAGTGGTGTTTACCGTAAGTTATTTTAGGATATTAAAATAAAGCTCTTGCTTAGTATCAATCAACACCACACTAGATTGAGAACGGCAAGGGCTTTTGTTTTTTAGAAAGTATGATACCATTAGAAAGACGAATAAGTGATGATACCCGGTTGATAGATTTAACCGTAGGCGAATTGAAGGAATTGTTTGGCAGCTTGATGCCGAAAAATGAAATTACCGCTCCAGCCAAAACGGGGCAGAACTTGGTATATGGCATAAAGGGGATAATGGATCTGTTTCATTGTTCCGAAACTACTGCATATCGCCTTAAGTCGGGCGTCATAAAAAAGGCTGTCCGCCAAGTAGGACGAATGATTGTGGTTGATGCTGATATGGCATTGAGCTTATTCACGGAAAAACGGAGGTGAGATATGGGTCAAGGAAAGAAACGTATTCCAAAGGATTTACAAGAAAAGCTGGATGCGCACGAGGCGAAGGCTGAGATTTACGCACAAGCGATGCTATGTGGTGATTTTGAAAGGAACCGTATCAAGTGGGCGGCAGAACTGGTTAAGATAGCAAGATTGCAGAAGGAGATAGACCAGACAATAAAGGTGAATCACAGTCCGAGAGAAGGAAAGTATTTATCAATTTAGAATTAAAGTTATGCAGATGGACATAGGAACATTTAAATATTGGCTTCGCATCAAAGGTTATCGTCTTGAATGGTTCGGTACAGGAACGAAGAATAATCCGATAAAGGTAAGAACAAGAAAAAGAGTTTGATTATGAATAAGTTAACAAAGTATACATTATTGGTTGTGGCATTGCTTTTATTGCTAGGCATTGCCGGACGGTGTGACTATAATGAATCTGTCATATATAACATGCCGGACAACGTGTATCAGGTATTAAAGACAGAGTTGGGCAATCCTTCCGACAGTCGGTTAGTTGACGAGTACATGAGCAACCGTAACCATTGGGATAGTTTGGCGATTGATTATCAATTAAAATAATATAGTTATGAAAGAATGGTTTTCCGGTATAGTCAGAGGAAAGACTACCGACAGCAGGGGAAAGGATAAGAAGGTAAGACACCTTTTCATAGTGGATGCCACGGGATTCACCGAAGCGGAAAATGTTTTGGTAGCTGATAAGTTCCCGGTTTACAAAGAGCCTAAGGTTATCAGTCTAAAGAGAGAAGCCATAGAGGCTGTGTATGACGAATGCGATACGGAGAGCGCTGTTTGGTGGAAAGTCGTAATCGGGCTGGAATGGTTGGACGTTAAAGGACGTACAAAGGTTTCCAAATGCACTTATATGGTATCTTCCGAAACAGCCGGAGATGTAAAGGACGTGATAAACAAGTGTATGCAGGGGAGCGTGAGAGATTGGAAGATATTGAAAATAGAGGCTACGCAGGGAAGGGAAATCATAGTCCACAAGGAGAAGCATAATGACGAGTTAAGATAAGTCATTTATTTCGTTTTTCATGGTAATAGGTTTTAGTTTAGGTTTTAGCCGGTGTAGCCTGTGAAGGTGATCCGGCACATGGGGGCTTAGCTCAGTGGCAGAGCGATGGCAGTTAACGGTCAGGGGTAATTAATCTATTTTATTTTGTTTTTGTGTGTTCCATGATACAGGCCGGCAAAACCATAGGTCACGGGTTCAATTCCCGTAGCTCCCACAACTTCAAATGGAAGTTTTTATTAATCAATTACTTAACCAAAGCCGCTATTAAAGGGTAGCGTGAGGCGCAAGTCCTCTTGTATGTTATATTCTATATCAATTATTCTCCCGGTGTGGTTTGACCGCCTATCCGGGAACCATTAAAAAAACGAATATGAAAAAGAATGGATTTCCGGATTTATCGAAATACGAAATATACCAAAAGATGGAATCTGATGAATTTATTACATTGGTATTTAAGAGGATTCACAAGGATTTCCTGTTGGATATTACCGGTGAAATGGAAACGGTTCCCGAACTGGGGGATTTGACCATATTTTGGGACAAGGGGAAAGAATGGAAAGCTTATGTAGCACTATTGATTTCTAAGGAGTTTGCGGCACAATACCAAGAATACCCGTATAAGTCCAGTACCCAGGAATGGCACGGATGCGCAATAAGATTCCGCAATCCGGAACAGTTGAGTAAGATTATAAAATATAAGCCCAATGTTATCCAAAAAGAAGAAACCGGCAAAAACTAGCAGCACGGCGAACTTGAAAAAGAAGCTGGATGCTGTGTTCTCTCAATATATCAGATTAAGGGATATGATACCTAATACTACGGTGTTCCGCTGTATCTCGTGCGGTTTAATAAAACCTATCACACAGGCAGATTGTGGTCATTACGTTAACCGCCAACATATGGCAACCCGTTACAGTGAAATAAATTGCAACGCTCAATGCCGTAGCTGTAACCGATTCGATGAAGGCAACATACAGGGCTATAGGAGAGGACTTGTGAGAAAGTATGGCGAAAAACAGATATTGATTCTGGAGGCCATGAAATACGAAACAAGGAAGTACACCGCATTTGAGTATGAGGCATTGATTGCCCATTACAAGAGAGAAGTGAACCGGATTTTGAAAGAACGAAATTTGACGATAAAATGTTTGACCGAATAACAATAAAGGCAAGGATAGATGTGAACGACATAGAGACTATAGTCCTGAAGAACTACCTTAAGGAATGTTCGGAGGATGATGAGATCTACTACAAGTCGTCTGCATACTCCAACTTTGACGGATGTACCATCGAAATAAGGGGTGACACCTTGAAGTGCAGTTGCTCGGTCTGCAAGCTATACCATAAGGGGAAATCGGGCAAACTGGACAACAGCCGCCCGATGACCTTCCGAATGGCAGTAAGGACAATAGAAGAACTGTTGCTCAGGTTGTGCGTAAAAGCGGAGAATGCAGTAGTGACCTATTATGAGATAGGGGTTACAATGAAGATGATCCGTCCGGCAGATGAGTATATAAGACTTGTGGACAGCATAGCGGAACGCACCTTGTGGAATGATGCCAACTATCAGGAGTATCGCCAGAAGACGACCGAGAAGAGTAAGTATTACCGCAAGATATTGAAGATCTATGATAAGACTTACGAGGCAAAGGAGAAGAAAAGGACGGTAGGCAGCAATATCCTTCGCATTGAGACGGTGTACAAGCATCAGTCGGTACCGCTACCCCAATTGATAGACAATGTGTCTCTGAACAAGATGGCTCGGATCTTTTATAAGGACTGGTCAGAGATACGGTTTGAACGGGAGATAATACCTGCTAAAGGTATCAAGCTATCCCAACTAGAGAAAGCCCGTGAAATACAGAGGATTGGCGTCACAAGATACATGGAACGGTACAGGGCCATGTATATGGAAGGGAAACTCACAAAGAAGCAGTGGGAAACCTTACGCACGTTTGCTAATTCATGGGATGTGGAGAATAAGAAGTATACGGAAGTGATGGGTGAATTGGAGCAGGAATTTAAGGAAAAATTACTAAACTGTTTTCAAGCATCATCAATCACGCCAATTATTAAAAAATATAACTAACTGATTATCAAATAATTACACAAAAAGAAAAAGCACCTTATGGGGCGTGGATAAATAATTGTAAATCAGTAAGTTAGTAATAAAAAGATTAAAAATTAACGGTTTTCGGCAACTTGTCTTATACTGCCCGGAGGGTAGTCGGGACGACTTAAAGAAAGCAGTAAAGAAAAAAGAAAGGTGAGATTATGAATTGCGAGATAAAGGGAAGAATAACGGTTGACCTTGGTGTTACAAGAAGGGGAGTGACAAGTAAGGGCTTGGATTACGAGATAAGGGAATATGTGATAACCGAGCAGACCCAATTTGGAAAGTCCATGCAGTTTTCGGTGTACAGTGGTGATGGGCCCGTGAAAGATCCTCTGAAGGTTGGTGATGATGTGACAGTGAATTTCAATGTGTCCGCCAAAGAATACACGGATAAGGATGGGAAGAAAAAATGGTTTAACAGTGTACAGGCATGGAAGATACAAAAGTAGCTGTGGTGATCAGATGGAATACATGGGATCGTACCACAATAGAGAAGATGGCTAAGAAATTTGGGTTTGAGCCTTATGTGAGCGTGAATCGTAAGACAGGTGCTCTTATAAAAAAGGAGGATATGGATTTACTCGAAGAATGCGCGAGGCGTGGAATTATCGCAATATCAAAATAACGAAAAATAAACAATATCATGAAACAGAAAACATTTGAAGAAATAAAGGAAGAACTATTACTGCGCGCCAAGAAAGCAGGAGCCTGTCAAATAGGTTATGCGATGGGATTAAGGAGTCAAAGCAAAGCTGATATACTTAAGGCTATTACTGATAACTGGTCTTGGGTGTTACGAACAGCAAGAATAGTAGATGCAGAATATTTAGAAGACAATTTTGCTGAAGAAGATCTTGCGGAAGCTGGTATCTATACACAAAAATACCATGAGGTAACAACGACATCTTTTGCCTGCGGCAGCGCAACAGTGAAGGCCTACGGCAGCGCAACAGTGAAGGCCTACGGCAGCGCAACAGTGAAGGCCTACGACAGCGCAACAGTGGAGGCCTACGGCAGCGCAACAGTGAAGGCCTACGACAGCGCAACAGTGAAGGCCTACGACAATTCTTATGTTGAAGATTTAACAGGTAATATTAGGCCCCAGTCTGGATATGCAGTAATCAAGGATTATTACAACCATAAGATTTACATCCAAAAAGGGAGATATCAGATTATAGAGGTTGATTAATAGCTTGCTGATATTACAATAAGAATTTAATTGATAATAATTACCATTTACCTGACATCAGGAAAATGGTTCAAAACAGGAACGAATATGAATACATTTTACATGGTATTTGTGGAAGGGTGTGCTACCCCAGCTTGCAAGCATGACAGCTTGGATAGTGCGGAAAAAGAAGCGAAAAGGCTTGCAACTCTTTTAAAAAAGAAAGCATACGTTTTGTGTACTATAAAATCAGTTGAAGATACTCAATACAAAATTGAGGATTGCAGACCTGGTGAAAGTGATTTACCATTTTAATTTATATGGAAATGCAAAAACATAAATTCCCCTATAATTGGAGGCTTTCAGAAGCCAAATTCACGAAAGATAAAGGCAAAGTGTTTTCTTGCTTTGCGTGTGGTGGTGGCTCTACAATGGGTTACAAGTTAGCCGGATTTGATGTAATTGGCTGCAATGAAATAGATCCCAAAATGATGAAATGCTACATTGAAAACCATAACCCTCAATATACTTTCTTAGAAGATATTCGCAATTTATTACATAGAGAAGATCTTCCCGAAGAGTTGTACAACTTGGAAATATTAGACGGTTCACCACCTTGTAGTACATTTAGTATATCTGGCTCTCGTGAGGATGCTTGGGGTAAAGAAAAGAAATTCAGAGAAGGACAATCTGCACAAGTTCTTGATACGCTTTTCTTTGATTTCATAGCTTTAGCAAAGGTATTGCAACCAAAAGTTGTAGTAGCCGAAAATGTGAAAGGTTTACTTATGGGAAGTGCAATAGACTATGTTAGGCGCATATATAAAGATTTTGATAACGCTGGCTATTATTGTCAGCATTTCCTTCTTGATGCGTCAAAGATGGGTGTTCCTCAGAAAAGAGAACGGATCTTCTTTATTTGCATTAGACATGATTTAGGGATCAATTTTTTGAATGTATCTAATCTGTTTAACATGGAGCCATATATTAACATGGATTTTAAAGAAGAGCCTATTATTTATGGTGAATTTTCAGATTATCAAGGCAAGGAAATTAATTCTCCAAAATTACGTGAATTATGGGATGCCCACGAACCTAAAGATTATGACTTGGCAAGTGCTTGTATAAAACTACGTGGGAAAAGAGGCTTTTTCAATTATATACTATTAAAAGAGGATTGTGTACCCCCCACTTTTATAGGAGGACACGGAACCATGATGACAGAAAAGGAGCCTAAATTTCTCAGTAAAAATGAGATACTAAAAATATCAACATTCCCACTTGATTATAAGACTAAAAATCAAAATGAACTTGAATATTTATGCGGAATGTCAGTACCACCCGTAATGATGGCTCAGATAGCCACACGTATTTATGAACAATGGTTGTCGAAATTATGAAAGGAATAACTAAAGCAGCAAAGCAAGCCAACGGACGAAGCCAGGCTTGCGCTACGTGTCCTCTAAATCGAAGTAGAGGTGTTTGTTTACCCGAAATACAAAGGGTTTGCTCAGATGCTTTTATTGAAGGATTTAAGAAAGGTGTAAAATTGATTAGAAAGGAATCAAATGATAATAGCATGGTTTTCTTGCGGTGTAACATCCGCAGTAGCTTGTAAGATAGCATTGAACTTGTATAACGATGTACAACTCTATTATATCGAAACAGGTTCCGGGCATCCAGATAATGTCCGATTTATCTCAGATTGCGAGAGATGGTACGGGCGGCCAATTCATACCATTCGCAGCGATAAGTATCTTAACGTAGAGGATGTGTTGGCTAAGAAAAGATTTATTAATGGTCCTACTGGTGCAGCTTGCACATTCGAATTAAAGAAACAAGTCCGTTACAAGCTGGAAAAAGAGTTGGGAAATTGGGACGGTCAAGTCTGGGGATTCGACTTTGACCCGAAAGAAATAAACCGTGCTGTCCGCTTTAAACAGCAATATCCTGATACAAAGCCGTTGTTCCCACTTATCGAGCGACAGATAACCAAGCAAGATGCAATGGGAATGCTTTGGAAAGCTGGCATTGAAATCCCTGCCATGTACAAGATGGGTTACAATAACAATAATTGTATCGGTTGTGTCAAAGGTGGAATGGGCTACTGGAATAAGATACGGAAGGATTTCCCGAATGTGTTTGATCGGATGGCTAAAATTGAACGAGAAGTAGGAGCAACGTGTCTGAAAGACCAATCTGGAAAAATATTTCTTGATGAGCTTTCTCCTAACCGTGGAGAAATGCCGGAAGAGATGATACCGGATTGCTCTCTTATATGCCAAATAGAATTTCAAGAATTACTTGACCGGCAGGTAGAACGAGTTTTAAAAGGAGAAATCAGTATTAATGATGTAACCTAATTAGCTTCAAACTATATAGAAATGAGTAAAACAACAATTTATTATCTATTCCTAATAGCAATGTATATGCTGCTAGGATAGATGGAAAGGAGAAATATGGATAAAGATAAATTCAACAAAGCAATAGAAATCAACAATAAAATAGAGGAATACAAAGATCATAAGATGGCACTTGAAAATTCTAACATAAAATATGGTGGTGGATTGATATTTACATACAACAGAATGCACAATGATGTACCATTAAAGGAAGAAATTTTTGGTAAGAATTTCCTTCAGTGCTATATGTATGCTTTGGATAGTAAGATAAAAGAATTACAAAAAGAGTTTGACGAATTATGAAAAAAGATATGAGTAAAAAAAGAACAATGCAAATAGATGTAATTGAGGAAGTAAAAGGAACTCAATTCATGCAATGCAAACTGTATATAGATGGCAATGCGAGTGTTATTCTTATGAATAAAATCGATTATGAAAGGCTGTTAAGCGATAGTTTTTTTGTGCGTGATGGTAAAAATCGGGATTCAGCCGGAGTGTTGAATACTACTAACACTTTTTTAGAAAAAGATTAATATTTAAAATTATTCAGAAAGGAATAAATCATGAGGGATAAGTCTAGATTGAAACATGTGATGGTGCAGGCAAAGATAAGTGTGGAGGCTGCTGATAAATTGGATAAAATTGTGAAGGAATATAAGTTTAACAGCAGATATGAGGTGATGCAATATCTGCTGTCAGCATTTATCGAAAAGGCCGATTGCGAAACAGAATATAATGGAGTTAATACTAATGAAACTGAACTTATGGATATATTCCAGCGGCTTAGAGCTGTGAAGGACAGGGTAAATACTGTTAAACCGTCGGCATATGATGATATTAAAAGAGTGGCATCAGTATTCATATATAGAGTTACCAACAGAAGGAGATATGTATCAAGCTGTATAACGGAAAATGGGGAAGGAATGCACCATTCCTCTAAAAGAGAGCAGGTATTAGAGGAAGTATTTCGGTATTTATATCCGAATTTAGCACAACGATTACTTGTAATCGGACGTAATATAGGAGTCAACGGTTATGATAATATCATCAAGGAGTTACTTGATATGTCTCCTGTATCATCGGATGGTATACATAATGATGTATCTACGGAGGTTAGTGGTTTTATGGGGCAGAATAAATACGGAATGGTTCCGGTTATAACAAGAAACAAAAAAGTAGAAAATGAGCAGGGATTATAATTACAGGAAGATGATCAGCTCCATGGCATGGAGAAAAACAAGAAGAAGAAAACTTGAACAGTCACCGTTATGTGAAGCTTGCAAGCAAAATGGAGTGATAATGGCAGCGACAGAGGTTCACCATGTTATACCGTGTGAGTCAGCCAAGACAGTCACTGAGATGAGAGCTCTCATGTTTGATGTGGACAACCTACAGTCATTATGCCACGACTGCCATTCTTTGATTCATGCAGGAATGAAGTCACATAGCAGAGTTAAGGTGAAAGAGAATGCGAGCCGTTCATTATCCCGGTTTAAGGAAAGGTTTATCTTATAATCCGGGGGGGGGATTTTTTTAAGACCACCCGGATTACTCAAACCCACTCCCACTAGGCATCGCAAATTCTAGTTTTGAAAATTTGGATTTGGGGGTGACACTTTGGGATTACTCGGAATAACAACAATATTGTAAAAATAGGTAATATTAAAATATTTAACACAATGAAGAAAAAAAGCGAGGAACAACGGGCGGTCAGCAAAAAAATAAAAAATCAGAGGGATACGATTATAAAAACATTGAAAGATGTCAATAAGTATTCCAAAGAGTTGAACTGTCAGATTGATATATTTTCCCGTCTGTATCTGTTGTTTAAAAAAATCACGGAGGAGGTTTTGGATGATGGATATAATATCGTGTATGAAGAGAAGAGCCGGGAGGGACATGTAAGAAAGCGAATTGACCCTTTGGCAAGAGTTCCGTTCGAACAGGCTTCGCCTTTGATGAAATTATTGAAAGGATTGAAAATGAATATGGAAATGACCAAGCCTGATGATGGCGGAAGTCGTGGCCCCAGTCCGCTGGATAAACTAATGGAGAATATCAATAATGTGAATGACGGAGAGGACGAATGATGAATGAATGGGATGAGAAAAAAGCACTGAAAAAAGGGTATACGGATAGGCTGACATCTGTTGATTTGGATAGGTATAATCTAAGGAAAATAGACGGTCGGCTCTTTTCGTATATATATGGCGTGCAGTCCTGTCCGGAGGGGCATAACCTGTACGAGGTTCTTTCGGTGTTGAAATTCCTCCGTCTGATGGACACTTACACGTTTCAGAAAAAAAGAGTGAAAGTGTTTGTAGCCTTATATGAGAGCCTTAAATTTTCGGGGATAAACGGACGCCGCAGTTATAAGCTAACCCCCGTGCAGTATTTCCAGTTTGCCTCTATACTGGGGTTTTACAGATGGGAAGATATAGGCAGCGTGGAAGATATGACGGAAAGGAAGAAGGGAACAAAGGTCGTCAACGGGCGTGTGATGGAGTTGAGGCGGCTGGTAAGGGAGGCTATTCTGTTCGTTCCGAGAAAGTTTTCAAAGACCACCTCTACGGCTTCTCTTGCTGTTAATGACCTGCTTTTTGGGGATGCGAACGCGCAGGCATACACGGGCGCGAATTCAGGGCGGCAGGCTAAGATATGTTTTAATGAGATAAAGGGTATTATTAATCAATTGGATCCGGATAGACGCAGTTTTAAGACAAATCGTGAATGGCTGGGATGGAGGTCTACCAACACATACGGGAAAGAATCCTTTGTGGAATGTCTGTCGGGGGGCGGTGATGCAAAGGACGGTCTTAACGCATCTCTTTTTATCTTTGACGAATATGCGCAGGCGAGATATGTGAAGGATCACTCGGAGGGTGCGGAACTTATGCAAGTTATGGTGTCTTCTATGGGTATGAGAAGGGAGCCTCTGACAGTGATTATAACTACTGCAAGCCGCGTACCTGACGGACCTTTCGCTATAGAGCTGGAAAATGCGAAGAAAGTCCTTTTAGGAGAATATGACGATGATACGCAATTCGCGTCATTGTTTATGCCGGATGAATGGGAGCTTGACGATGAGCACATGGGTACTCCGGAGCTGTGGAAGAAATGTAATCCGCATATTGGCATAACGGTACAGGAGGGTTATTACCGCCAGATGTGGAACAAGGCGATACGCAACGTTGAGGCTATGATAGAATTTAAAACCAAGTTACTTAATGTCTTTGTTGCAGGCTCCGTAAAACCGTGGATAACACAGAATTTCGCCCATTCCTTGTCCATGAACATCAATTTGGAACAGGTGAAGGGAAGACCGTCTGCTATGGTGGCTTTTGACTTGTCTGTTTCTGATGACCTTTCCGCCGTGGTTTACAATATTTATAATAAGGAAGATAAAAAATTCTATCTGTTTATGGATAGCTATATACCGGAAGAAACAATAGAAACCCACCCGAACCGTGAGCTTTATAGGATGTGGGTAGATGGCGGCTGGTTGAAAGTATGCCCCGGTGCTGTCATAGATATGGACATGATTATAAACGACATATTAAGGCGTGACCGTAATTTGTTTATATGCCGGATAGGCTATGATGCTTACAAGGCAAGCGAGATACGCAACGCGCTTGCAGCGGGACTTTTGGGACACGGGAAGAACCCGGACAAGATACTACGTGCTGTTCCCCAGACCTACGGGGCGTTCACATCACCGGTAGAATCGCTGGAGCTGGCGGCAAAGAGCCGTCCGGCTCATCTTGTTATTGCTTATAATCCTATCCTATTCTGGAACTTTGGAAACTGCTATATAGATGAAGATAAGATGTGTAATAAGAAACCGTTGAAAAGGAAGGAAAATCTTAAGATTGACGGTGCGATAGCCTCCTTGATGACATTTTGGCTTTACAGTAATACGGAACAGAGGTAACCATAAACAGCATATTGTCCGATATATAGAAGTTATAACTTGATATATGGACAATTTTTTCAGATTTTTCAAAAGAGAATCGGCACCATTGCCGTCATTCATAGACAGTGGTTCGGAGAAGACGGATGAGGAAGCGCACGAAGATTATGGGAAAGCGAAATCTACAGGTGGAGATTATCGGGAGAACATAGCTTATGTGAATTCCCCATGGGCTGCATTGAATATAGCCGCAGTATATCGTGCTGTGAATCTACTTTCAAGTTCTGCCGCTACGTTAACTATCCAATACAAGCGTAAGGACAGGGCGAAAAACTATTTCAAGCTGAGCGACACGAAGGATGGGAAGAGGATAAACTATCTGCTCGGGGCACGTCCCAATGATCGGATGAATTCATATACTATGATGAAGTATACGGTAGCCCAGTTGCTTTTGCAAGGGAATGCCTTTATCTACCCTGTACGTAATTCGTTCCACGAGATCGTATCTTTCATATTGTGTTCCCCCGGCTCGGTAACTTACGATGTATATGCTAATCAATATAAGATTGATGATATAACCAACGGGATAAGTGTGACTGTAGGTCCGAAAGATATACTCCATTTTAAGAACATGTGTCTTGACGGAGGATATTGGGGAATGTCTACCATAGCATACGCCAAGCAGTGTCTTAGTATTACTGCCACATCGGATGGTGAAACGTTGAAACGATTTGCCACAGGCGGACGTTTCAAGGCTATTCTTCAAGACAACACAACTGTCCAAGGCTACGGAAAGTATCAGGACGAGCAATTGAAGAATATGGGAATGGATATTCAGGACACGTTGAACCGTGGAGGGGACATACTGGCTGTATACGGTGACGGAAAGCTTACCCCTATAAGCATGTCATCGGCTGACATGCAGTTTTTGGAAAGTAGAAAGTTTAATATCCGTGAGATTGCCCGGTTCTTCAATATACCACCGAGTAAACTTATGGACGATTCCAACGCCAACTACAAGAGTGTAGAGATGTCCAATGTAGCCTTTTATGTTGAGGCTTTGCAGCCCATAATTACCGAGATAGAGCGTGAATTTGCCGCCAAATTACTTGATGAGAATACCTATATGGATTACAAGTACACATTCGACTTGTCCGCATTGTACGCCCTTGACGTTGACAGCAAGAGCAGATGGCAAAAGACACGTCTGGAAACGGGCCAAGCAACCGTTAATGACATACGTAGGGATGACGATCGTCCGCCGGTGGACAAGGGGGATGATGTGTACATAAGCACAAACCTTGCAGTATTGGGAAGCCCCAAAATGTCTGGGGAAACAGTTGCAAGCTCTACAAAAATAAATGATAACAAGGAAGGAGAAGACGATGAATAGAGAATTGCGTGTGCTGACGCTTGAAAAAATGAAAGCGCAGATAAGGGATGTGCAGGATGAAGAGTTGGAGTTGTTGCATACATGGGGCATGGCGTGTGAGAGTGTGATTATAGATATGACAAACCGCACATTCGAAGAGTTGGAGGCATGGGAGGACGCTCATGGAAAAGGATTTCCCGAAGCCTTGGAATCGGCTATGTTGCTACTTGTAGCCCATTTGTTCCGGAACAGGGAGCCGGTTTCATCCGTAACCCAGAATATGGTTCCTTTTACTATATCAATGCTTGTAAAGCCTTATGTGAAATTATCAAACAGAAGTGAATCATGATATCAGCAGGGGCATTAACGGAAAGAGTGGATATTATGACCCCGGAAATAAGCCGTGGTAGCATGAATGAACAGGTAATCCAATATCGGAAAGCAATTACCGTATGGGCTAATGTGCAGTTTCAAAGGGGCGCTCGTGCTCTGACTGCCGGTGAAGCGTGGATGAACAGTTCGGTAGTTGTAACGATGCGCTATATGTCCGTGGTTACTGATCGTTGTCGGCTGGTATGGGATGGGAAAACCTACAGAATAGATTCGTGTAACCGATCCAAGAGAGATGGGAGTATTACTATTACGGCTTCCATATTGGATGAGGGAAGCGGTTTCGGGTAAGCCGAAAACAGGTATTTATAGGATATAAAAAAGGCGTTTCCTAAAGGGGCGTTTGAAAGTTGTAAATAAATAGAAAAAAATATGGATAATTCCAAGGAGAGAGAGGTAAGATACATGACCGGTGACCAGTTCCAGCCAAAGATCCGCGAGGCGGAGGACGGGAGTGATAGCCGGGTAATCGAGGGTTATGCGATTGTCTTTGGCGTTGAGAGTCGTATGCTTGTGGACTATTGGGATAACTACCGTGAGATTATAGAGCCGGGAGCCATTACGGAAGACGAGTTGAAGCGGATGGATATAAAGATGACATTGTGGCATAACCGCGAGAGGTTGCTGGCTCGTTGGAACAGGGGTGAAGGATCGCTTTCGCTTTCTGTGGATGAAACGGGTGTAAGATATAGATTTACAGCTCCAGCGACTCAGGATGGAACTACCGCATTAGAGTTGGTAAAGAGAGGGGATTTAGCCGGTTCTTCATTCACATTCTGGAGCGATGAGAGTTCTTCGGTCAGGTATACCAAGGATGATGATGGTGTGCTGTTACGACACGTTACCCGTATTGACGAGGTTTTTGAAATGACTATAGCTTCTGATCCGGCATATGTGCAGACCAGCGTCACAGCCCGGGAAGTGGAGGCTTCCGGTATTGTGTTGCACCCAGATCAGAAGAAACGGGAAACAATTGAGAAAAATGAAACCGCATATGCGGAATTGAGAAAGATAGCGAATAAGAAAATTTTTTAATCATTTTTGTTTATGAATAAAGGAAAGAAAGTGAATGTACAACAGTACATTACCAGACGAGAGGAAATCAAGGTACGTCTTAACGAGATTGTAGATTTGGCTGAATCGGAAAACAAACGTGCGTTTACCGATACTGAGAATGACGAGATCGAGTGTCTGAAACGCGAGATGAATGCTTTGGATGTCCGCATAGCGTGTGCTGACAAGAGCGGATATGTGGAAGTCACCGCCCGTGAGCTTGCGTTTGATGCGTTTATGCGCGAGCATATCAATTCTAGAAGTTCCCATCCGCTTAAGCGTGAGTTTACAGGAATGATCAGTACGGGAGCGCAGCCGATGATCCCTCTTACTATTAATGACATTATCCCTGCATTGGAAGAAGGTCTTATCATTTCTAAGCTTGGATTACCGTTACGCACAGGTTTGGCGGGTGATTATTGTTGGCCGACAGTTTCGGCAGTTGAAGCAGAGGTAGCCGGGGAGGCTGTAGCTTTGACCGACAAAAAAATCGAGATCGGTAAGATTGTACCCAATCCTCAGAGAGTGGGTGTTACCATCAAGATTACAAGTCAGACAATCAACCAGACCGAGGGGGTGGCATACGATGTTGTTAAGCAGCAGATACCGATGGCTGTAACACGGACGCTGAATAAGCTGATGTTTACAACTGGGAAACAGACGCATAAGTTAGTAGGACCTTTTTCTGAGATCGCGTTCCCGGGAGGAAGTCCGGGCACCCCAAAGACTATCGCTGAGTTAAAAACTATGGCTGAAAAGAAAAATGCCCGTTTTATCAAGTTTGCCAACTCGACACCGACATTTAAGGAATTGGTATTGATGCGAGCATTGCCATTGATGAAAGGTATTGAGGGAAGTTACATGGCTTATGTGATGGATGAATACACAAAGGCGGTATTGGAAACTACCGATCGAGGATATGAAGGACCGACAAATCCGGGTAACACGGGAAGATATATTATCGAAAATAATACCATTGCTGGTGTTCCGGTTTTCTGTACGAATTATATTAATACAGATGATAAGACCTATATTGGTTTTGGCTCATGGGGATATGAGCCTATCGGGCAATTCGGTGAACAGCGTTTTATAATCAATCCTTATTCGGAGGACACATCAGATGTTGTTCGCTTGACCCTTAATGGGGATTGGGCGTTTACCACATTGCGTCCTGAGGCGTTTACGCTGGGAGAGTTACCTGCCGAAGAGGCTTGATTTATTTACCCGGGGCTACGGCTCCGGGATAAAAATACGAAGTTATGGGAATAATGAAAAAAATCCTTGAGAACAATCGGGGGAAGCAGATAAAAGGGGTGTCATTTGTCTATGAGGGAGACGAAGTTATTGCCATGCTTGAAAGGATGCGTAAAGCTAAGGAAATCAAAAAAAACGAGATAAAAAAAGAAGTACGAAGGGCATTAACACCGGAGCGGAAGTATGTGCGTAATGCAGCCAAAGCCGCAATGGGTAAAGATCCCGGAAGAGCGTACATGGCTGTAAAGATGGTTGTTTACCGTGACGGGAACGGCGGTATGCTTAACATACTTGATAGGGGAGATGCAAAAAGGCTGGCATTATATAAAAAGCCGAACGGCGGTGTGTCGGGCATAAGAAGACGTAGATATGTAAGCCCGGAAACGAAGAGGTCTAGAGGCTATAGAGGTGCGGACAGGGCTTTTATCCTTCGGTTTATAAATTCAGGGACAGAAGACAGGTATACGAAAGTTAGACGTCAGGGAATGAAAAAATCGGCATATCGCGGCTCTTTGTCTGCAAGTAATTTTTTCCAGCCGGCAGCGGAATCCGGCATGGCTAGAGCCAGCCTTGTATTGTCGGAACGGATTGCAAGAATAATACAAGAAGTAAGTGAAGGAAGATGAGTTTATTTATAAGCAAGCATATTATTAGCTCTATACAGTCTAATAAGGCTGTTACGGAAGCGGTGGGGAACAGGATATATCCGGTTGTTATCCCTGTGGGGGCGCCGGAGTATCCGTTCATCAATTTTACGAGTTCTTTGGATGGTCCGGACGAGACCAAAGATGGATCTTGTGCGGATAATGTATCCACTACTTTGGTAGTTGTGTCAAAGACGTATGAAGTTGCTGTGAATACGGCTAATGAGGTGCGTTACTCTATTGAAGGGAAGACAGCCCGGTATGATAAGTTTGAGGTCATTGATAGTTCTTTTCTGTCATGTATTGAAGATTATTTGGTGGATATAGACGCATTTACTATAACTCTTTCGTTTAATTTTAAAACAATTGATCTATGAAAACAAATCAGATTATGATACGTCCGATGGGTGAGTTTAAAGTAGTTCAACGGACAAAAGATGCGTTTTTCAATGCAACAGAATTATTAAAACAGTGGAACCAATTAAAAGGTATGAGGAAAGAAGTTAATGACTACTTCGATTTGTCTTCTACTAAAGAGTTTATTTACACTATAATGAAAAGGGAAAATTATGATACGGGTAATTACCCCTATCATAAATCAAGAGCAAATAAGGGTGATAATGCGGGTACATGGATGCATCCACTGCTTTTTATTGATTTTGCAATGTGGATAAATCCATCATTTAAATATGATGTTCTAAAATTCGTTTATGACGAAATGATAAAGTTCCGCAATCTTGCCGGTGATGCATATCCCAGAATGTGTACGGCTGTTTGTTCTATCCTTCCAAAGGAGGTATTTAAGCAAAAAGTTAGTGATTTGGCAAAATCACTCAATATCATTGTGTATGGCAAACATGAATCAGAAATGCGTAATAAGATTGGCGATGAGGCTAAGATACGTGAGATGTATGAACTGGAACAACAGATAGCCCAATGGATTGAGCTGGGATTTATTAAAAATTATCAGGAATTGAAACAGGCACTAACGAAGGTGTATTATCAGAGACACCCTGATGTATTGCCTATGTAGATAACTTATTGAATATAGCACTTAAGAATAAATTCATAGTAAAAATCAATTGTTTTACGGATTCGGTTCGTGAGAATAGAATCTGTTTTTTAAGGAATTGTTTAACTTTTAAATTATATAGATTATGTCAAAAGCAAAACCTTTGAATGGAAAGGATTTTATGATTTTCGTTGCCGGTAAGGCTACGGCTTTGGCAACCAGTCACAAGCTGACACTTACCGCAGAGACGGGCGATGCCGCCAGCAAGGACGATGGCATGTGGGATGAGTCGATAGTCACGAAGATGGGATGGGAAGCATCTACAGAGGCGTTAGTGAGTGCTGATGCTGATGTGGAAAGTTTTGATTCTCTTTATGATGCTTTTATTGCCGGTGAGGCGGTTGATATCATTTTGGGAGTACCGGCTAATTTGACCAATGACGGTGTTCCTGAAAACGGTTGGGCTTCTCCGGCTACGAAGGCGGGTCAGAAGTATTACAAGGGTAAGGCTCTGATTACATCTCTTGACCGTACTGATGCCAAGGGTAGTAATTCCACCATGACGGCGCAGTTTAAGGGACAAGGGAAACTGGAGAAGGCTACAGGTGCAGGAGGTTGATTTAAAGCTGTTGGGCTATGAAGAAAGTAACGATCAACAATGCAGAGTATACATTAAGGTATACTCTGCGCGCCTTATTTATATATGAGGAAATTACCGGGAAGTCTTATTCCGGTGACAGGATGGTTAACAGTTATATCCTGTTATGTGCTATGCTGATGGCAAATAACAAGGATTTTCCGTTAACGTTTGATGATGTGATAGACGCATGTGATTTAGATCCGTCCATTTTCGAAACGTTTTTGGCTGTTTTAGAGGAAGAGAACAAGAGAATCGGTATGATTGTCGGGAAAGATGATAAAAAAAAAGCGATGGGAAAGAGAGCGAAGAAGTAAGTGTGATAAGGTTGTATGAAGAAGTTGTCGGTCGTGGAGGGATATCACCTGATTACTTCTTTGACAGTATGACTTTTAACGAGTGTGCTGCATTTATAAGGGGGATGAACCGGAAGGAGCAGGAGGAATGGGAACGTACAAGAATGATCATGTACGCAATTGCACAGGTTAATTCTACGGAGAGCCTCACACCTGAAGCAGTGTTCCCATTCCCGTGGGATGAGGAACGGGAACCGATAGAGATAGATGAGAATGAGCTGAAAGAATTGAGAGAACGAGCAAAAAATATGGAATATGGCAAGTAATGCGATTGTAAGATTGTTGTTTAACACCGCTGATTTTGATAAGAACATCAGAAGGGCGAAAGGTGAGATAGGGAATTTTGAAAAAAGCATAACAAGTATGGCCGGCAAGATAGGACCTGCTCTAAGTGGTTTTGCTGCTTTCGCTGGTATATCGGTAGCCATTGGGGATGTGGTAAGGACTTCTATGGAGTTTGAAAAGTCGTTATCTTCTTTGAAATCCTTAACAGGTGTGACAACGCAGGAGCTTTCGTTTTTTAAAGATGAGGCTATCCGTTTGGGTAGTACCACCACGCAGACTGCATCTCAGGTGGTAGATGCCTTTAAGCTGATAGGATCTCAAATGCCAGAGTTGTTAAAAAATAAAGAGGCTTTATCTTCTGTAACGGAAAGCGCTATTATATTAGCAGAAGCCGCAGAAATAGATGTTCCTGAGGCCGCTAAAGCGTTAACAGGAGCTCTAAATCAGATGGGCGCTTCTTCTAGCCAAGCTGCTGAATATATCAATATTTTAGCGGCAGCCTCTCAACAAGGCTCTGCTGATATCCCATATCTGAACAAGGCTATAGAGAATGCCGGTGGTGCTGCATCTTCTGTAGGTGTACAATTCAATGAATTGGTAGCCGCGATAGAGGCTATTGCTCCTAAAATAACGGATGCCGGCAGTGCGGGAACTAATCTGCGTAATATATTTCTCACTTTGGAAAGTAGTGCGGACAAGAACTTACGTCCTTCCGTGGTCGGGTTGTCACAAGCTGTGGAAAACCTTGCAGCAAAGCACATGAACGCTACAGAAATGACGAAAATGTTTGGTAAAGAGAGCGTAACGGCTGCTTTGGCACTCGTTTCTGAAAAAGATAAATTTATAGAGTTAACCGATGGAATAACAGGAACAAATACTGCATTAGAACAACAAAAAATCAATAATGACAACTTAGCAGGATCTATAGCGGCATTGCAATCTGCTTGGGAAGGTTTCATATTAACGCTAAACAATTCTTCGGGTATGTTACAAAGCGTAGTTGGTTTTTTAGCTGATATTGTAGATGGAGCACGAACGGCATTTTCTTCATTACAAGCTTTGGACGAGTCTAGTTATAAGAGCGAAGGTCAGAAATCGTTTAGATCAGAAAAAGTTCAAAACGCTATAAATGATATAAACGAACTGGTAAAAGGAGGAATGAGCCGGGAAGATGCCTTGAACTGGGAAGAGAATTTAACAAGAGATCTGTATAAGAGAGCTGATTCGTTAGAAGAAAAAAAAGAAGCCTATGAAGAGGCTATGGCAATATACAATGAGAGAGGTGGACAGTGGGACAAACGGGCTTACGAGCAATCAAAGGAAGTGTATATGTTAGCTCGGAACGAAAAGCAAATACGTGATGAAATATTAGATTATATTGAAAAAGAACGACAGAAATTAAAAGGCGTTGGTGATATCCAGAAGGAATTAAACAAGGGGGCTACTGTGGGTACTGGGGAAAAGAAAGGACCTACGGATTTGCAATTAGCTGCATTTAATGCCGAAGGATGGGCTAATGAAGAGGTAAAAGGGCTTCATAACAAGCTAAGACAGGCTATTGAGAGTGGAGATAAAATAAAGATAAAAAATATAGAGATTGATTTGGATGAAGCTATAGATGAAGCTAAATTACCTGATTTGTCCAAAAAAATTAAAGAAAACGAAGATTTCGCAAATTCGTTAAGTGCCATAGGTAACGCTTTTGGTAGCATGTCTTCAATGGCTGATGGTGCCGCCGGTTCTATCCTGTCTTATTTCGGGAACTTAATGAACTCTGTGGCTGCCGCGATTCCGGCTATTGATGCTCTTAATGCAAAGAAAAAGGAAGAATCTGTGGCTAATACGGAAGCAGCCGTAACCGGAGCCGCTTCGTCTGTGGCTTCCATTCCGTTTGTTGGTGCGGCTTTGGCTGTAGCCGCCATAGCTTCAGTTTTGGCTGCTTTAGCCAATATTCCCAAATATGCAACAGGTGGTATAGTGGGAGGATCATCATTTTTCGGTGATCACATGATAGCACGGGTTAACAGTGGCGAGATGATATTGAACCAGTCCCAGCAAGGTAAGCTGTTCAATATGATTAATAATGGTGGTGGATCCAATCACATAACGGTAGACGGTGAGGCACGGGTAAGCGGTAAGGCTATGTATATAACAATAAGGAATTACATGAAGGCTAACAATATAAAGTGGTGATATGGGGCAGAGATATAACATACATTTTAAAAATTACAGAAACACAGCCTATGATGTAAAGGTCTATATTGATGGCTATGTGGGACAGGTGACGGAATTACTGGGCGCAAGAAGCGCATTTGTCGTAGAGGGGAACGATGAGAACTTTGTATATGAGCCGATAAGAAGTTCTACGGCAACATTGACCCTTCTTGGTAGTGATTTACTTCTAGACCTGTTTAGCATTAACAACCAGTATGCACCGGTTAAGCTGTTCAAGGGTGACAAGTTAATGTGGACGGGGTATATTGTTCCGGAGCAATTTACACAACCTTATAAGCCTACACCGGATAATATCAGTATTGATTGCATAAGCGCAATAGGAACGCTTGAGAATATACAATATGAGAAACAGACAGAGAATGGATTTATAACGGCGATAAACCTCTTAAGGTACATTATAAGATCAGCTAATGGGGGATATGAAAAGATATATATACCTTATGTCTATGGATCGTCAGAAGTGAATTATTCGACAAAGAAAAACATATTCGATGAGATAACTCTCGCAGAGGAAAACTTCACCTCAGAAGGGATGATGTTGGACGAGGTACTAGAATATTTTTGTCGTTTTTTTAATTGGACTTTATACGATTACGAAGGTAGCCTGTATTTTGTAGATGCAGATTGGAAAGGGGAATACTTCTCGTATGGCGAGGATCTTGTTACTTATGAGATGGTTACTCCAAACACTGTATTGCTTCAGGATATCGGCTTCGGTGGTAGTGATCATACAATAGATGTACTTCCGGGTTATAATAAAGTTACTGTTAAGGCGATAAACAACGTCTTTGACGAATTGGTGGAGAATGAAGATTTAGAAACGTTGAAAGAAAACGGTTTCCAAAGTGTAAGTTATGATAAACTGTCAGGGGATGATGTTAAGGTGGTACGCAAAAGGTTTTTAATTCCTGAAAAATGGGAATTAGACTCTTACGATGGCGATACAGGGGAAAAACAAGATCCGAAAGATGCAATGAATAATTCTTTCGGAAGCGCATTGCTAAAAATTAGTGAATATGGGGGAAAGTGGGAAAGATCGGATTTTATTCCTGACATTTCTGACTATTCATGGACATTGGCCGTTCAAGATAGAGTGAAAGGGCAGCAGTTTCAGGAAAAGCCGGGGGAGGCAATGAGTAAGGATTTGGTTGCGATAAAAGGTGCTAAGGGAGCTGCGTGGATGAATGGAGCATTAAGTATTGACGGTAGTATTATAGTTCCGTGGGACGATGCAAATTTAGCGTTCTGTAAGCCTTCGGGGAAATCCGGGTATGCTGATATTACTTATGTGCTAAGGATAGGAGATAAGTATTGGAATGGAAGTTCGTGGGTTGACAGTGAGGCTGAATTTAAGATCAGATATGAAAACGAAAGCGCAGGCTCTCCATTAACTGTTAAGAATACCAAGTCACCTGATATGCCGTATTCTGGTCTGTCCGGATATATTATTAAATTGCCGGATAATGCACCGATTATAGGGAATTTAGCATTAAAGATAAGAAGGACAAGTGAAATAGGATTTACTCCTGAATCGGGAGCTGGGAGTATAAAATTTTATGGATATATATACAAGAATCCTAATCTGAATTATAAGAAAAAAGACGGAGTTGTAGATGAAGGTGAGAACGGGGATCGTGTATACGAGAATGTAGTCAATGAAAAATTTATGTCCGAACTTGACGAGATAGAATTTGGCATAAGTAGTTATAATGAAGACGGGGCGACTTACAGCAAAGCTCTTTTAAATGGCAATTTTTTAACAAACAACTTGTATTCGGCAATAGAAGGTACGCTTGTGCGCCCCGAAGAAGCGTTGATCAGGCGTATAATTAACCGATACCGAGTAACCAAAATCAAGTTAACTCAGGTATTAAAAAACAGTGATCTCATTCATCCTTTCACGGTTTTGTATGACAATTCTATGGTTAGTAAGAAATTCTTGTTATTAAGTGGTGTATGGGATTACGAGCAGAATACAATAACATTATCAATGATAGAGAATGGCGATAAGGTCAGATATAAGAATCATAAGTAGGGTAGTACCGAGGGAGCGTGATGGGAAGTATGTTCCCCGCTCTGTGACTATTATACAGGGTGGCGGTGGTGGCGGTGATGTCACCAATGCCGATCATGCCAATTCCGCATATACGCTGGATGAGGACACACCTGTACAAAACTGGTTCTTATCCGCATTGAAAGATGATGAAGCGCAAGGTATAATCAATTTTCTCAAAGGTCTGAAAATAGCCGGAAATCTGATAAACCGTATCGTGAAGCAGGGTGACAAGGATGTCACCTACACCGATGAAGACGTGATGAGTGCATTGCGTGTAATGACTGAGATACAGAACAGTGCGGAGAAGTTGAAAGAGATATTCTTGCGGAAGGACGTGGAGGACTCCACTAAGTTCCTTCTCAGCATGTTTGCCGGTGCTGTTTTCGGGAAGAATGGTTTTGCAAGCGGCTTGACCGGATTCGGAGCCAAGATATTCGATACAGGGCATGGGGAGTTTGAGAGCATGTTTATCCGCCGGTTCCTTGAAGTTCCCGAATTAAGATACAATCGTGTGATGGTCACACTGGGTGACAAGTGGCGTGCGCCCGGAGCCGGCATTATAGAAACAGTAGATACAGAAACGAAGACATGTACGCTTAAGTTGGAAGACGGTGAGATCGGAGCTGTCGCAGTAGGTGATATCTGTATGGGTATCTATCATAACATCACTGGGAACGCTACGGAGGACTACGATGACGGGAAGGGTAACAGACGTTTTGCCGGATTCTGTACGGTCTATTTCACGATTACGGAAGTTACGGGTGAAAGAAACGAAACATTCAAGTACCAGTTGCGTCCTACCTCTTCATCGTGGTCTTCTTCTTTCGACCCTTTTGAGATGATGACTTTCGTGGCATACGGCAGCTTCACTAATACAGAGCGCCAGACCTCAGTCTACGAAACAAGGACTTACACCCGTATGTTGTGGAAGCAGAATACATGGGAGATCTCCGCTGCCAATGTTGCCCTGCAATATGGAGACCTTTCCAATCTGAATATATTCGGGTTAAACATGGATGGTTACTCCATGTATCTGAATAATATATATATGACAGGTATTATCAAGCAGATAAAGCCGGACGGAACACCTGTACAGACTTTGAATTTCCGTGAGGAAGGCTATATACCTGGCGTACATTACGATTACTACGACAGCTTGTCTTATAACGGAAGCATGTGGGCGTGTATCAATGAGGATGGTTCGTCTGCTGCACCGGGATCTAACGGCGATTGGCTGGAGATTGCTTCTAAAGGTGATACGGGAACACCGGGGGCACCGGGAAAGGACGGTGTGAGCGTGACCAATAGCGGTCCGTGGTATTCCGGCTTGGTTGTTCCCAAAATGAGTATCGTTACAATGGGAGGAAGTTCGTTTCTTTCTAAAGTATCCACTACCAATCCTCCCTTATGGTGCTGGACGGACAATGCCGGTAATCGGTTTACTTTCAATGATGGCGGATACTGCCTGACGGGTGAGATAAATACCGATGAATATGAACTTTTGGTTCAAAGCGGAAAGGACGGAAGCGATGGTACCAGTTATGAGAGGGTATTCATCCATACTACAACAGAGAGTAAACCTGCCACTCCTTCCACGTCACAGACGGACGATTATGTACCTTCCGGCTGGCATGATGATCCTGTAGGTGTTTCCAGATCTCTGCCTTATGAGTGGATCAGTGAGAGGGAGAAGAAAAACGGTATATGGAGTGAATTCAGTGCTCCTGCCCTTTGGGCGAAGTACGGATTTGATGGTGCTGACGGTGCTGAGGGCGTAGCAGGAACGAGCATCATTTGGAAAGGTGATTTTTCCTCCGCTCCTTCCAATCCTCAGAACGGGTGGGCATACAAGAATACCACTGATAAGAAATCATATGTATATCAGGATGGACAGTGGTATCAGATGACTATTGACGGAATTGATGGGAAGAACGGGAAAGACGGATTGAGTATTGCATGGAAAGGAGATCTCCAAACACCTCCTCCCAATCCTCAGACCAACTGGGCATACCGGGATACCAATAATGGTCGTGTATATATATGGAACGGAACAGCATGGGCATTGATGGTTGTGGACGGATCGGACGGTGCTGATGGTGCAGCCGGCTCTGACGGATTGAGCGTGTTTATAACTTATAATGACAGCACTTCCCAACCTTCTGTACCTACCGGGAACGGTACTACTGGAGGATGGCATACAAATGCGACAAGTACCGCCATATGGATGTCGCAGAAGGTTGCTGCGTCCGCATCTGACGGAGCATGGGGTACACCGATAAAAATCAAAGGTGACAAGGGTGACGGTTACACCCAGATGGGGCAGTTTAGGACTGGAATGGTTGTACCCAAGATGGGTGTCGTTTCGATGGGTGGCGGCTCTTATGTAGCCAAAGTATCCACTACCAATCCTCCCTTATGGTGCTGGACGGACAATGCCGGTAATCGGTTTACTTTCAATGATGGTGGATATTGCTTGACGGGTGATGTGAACACTGCCGAATACGATGTATGGGCTGAACCGGGCGAACCCGGTAAAGACGGTGTGGATGGTAAACCCGGTGAAGATGGCAAGGATGGCAAAGATGGTGTACAAGGAATACAGGGTTGTATCATACGGAGTTCAGAATGGAAAACCGGGGTGACGTATAGAAATGACGAATCCCTTACAAGCGGAACGCGATATATTGATATAGTAGCCAAGAAGAACACAAGTCCAAGTTCGTTATACGGATGGGATATGTATATGTGTAAGTCAACGCACACATCTTCATCATCGAATGGTCCGGGTAATACTACATATTGGACGGCAGTGAATGAAATGGCACCTATTTTCACAAGTCTTATTATTGCAAAAAATGCAAGTATTGATTTTGTCCAAGGCAACGAATTGATAATAAAGGATTCAAATAATAATGTCGTAGCCGGTCTTACAGGAGGAAGCAGCAAGGAAGCTGGTACAACACCTATAAGGATATGGGCTGGAGGTAAGGTTCCGGGAAACGCTCCGTTTCGCGTGGATCAGAATGGAAATCTTGTCGCAACGAAGGCGAATATCGGGGGTACGGTAACCGCCACTCTTCTCTACTCACCGGGAAGTGATATGGATAGTCTGGCTGATTCGGAAGGCAATATGACCGTGAATCCGTCTACTCAGGGATCTACGTTCTTCTCTGCTGACGGTTTGGGCGGAACCATAACTCTTCCTCCTGCATCATCATGGAACGGATTGAAACTGGAGTTTGTGGTTGATATGACATCAAGGGCGGCCAAGAACCCGGATAAATACAAGGCTACGAACTATTTCTGCGGACTGGTGGGAGCTTACAATAACAAAACAGAAATTCAGATGGCAAGGCCTTATGTTTTGGAGATGAAGGCCTTTAACAACCATTGGTATATAACACGTATGGATTTAATTGAGTAAACGATATGATATTACAAGCAGGTTATGATTGTTATCTGACACAGGCCGAAGATATGCCTCTGTCGGAACGAAGATTTGAGAATCAGGTATTGATAAACAGTCCTGAGGATGTGGCTATGTGGAAAGAAATCACATCAAAGCAGAAGGGGCAGATGATTGCCGAAGCGTCCTTCATCGATACGGAAGCGATAGATGTTGAAGCACTTGATCGTGTGGATACACTATTAAACGATATTGCGGCAAACATTAACAATGTCGGGCTTACTGTAGAGGAAGCACTGGCGAAGAAAGAGTATTTTCCCACATGGGAGGATCTGATAGGTACGGAGGTTGATGTGCAGTTCCGCTTCCGCTATGGCGGCACGCTCTATGAGGTTATACAGAAACATACACCGCAGGAGGACTGGAAGCCGGGAACGGGTACGGAATCCTTGTACAAGGTTGTGCAGATAGAGCACTCCGGCACACTGGATGATCCTATACCTTGGGTACATAACATGGTGCTGGAAGAAGGCAAGTATTACACCGATAAGGAAGTTCTTTATCTCTGTATCCGTGACAGCGGAATAGGTATGGCATTCGACTTGGAAAATCTTGTTTCGGGTGGATATGTTCAAGTGGTAGAAAATCAAGCAGTAATAAATAATTAAAAAAAATACGATTATGGCAGACAAAAAATTAAATGAAGTTCCGGTGGTAAGTGACATCGTAACTATTTTCGGAAAGAGATCAAATGGTGAAATTGTTCAAATAGATAAAAGCAACTTAGCAACACTTCTGGGAGGACTTTTGGGAATAAATCAAATGTTAGGAGATAAAGGATATCCAACATCATTTGCATCGGCAACTGAGGTTGGATATTATACTATTGACGACAGATTAACTGACGGAGATACCCCTAACGGTCATAGGGCATGGGGAGGATTATTGGTTTTTGGGCGTTTATTTATAACTCAAATATACATTCCGATGAATGATAATGTTTTTTATATAAGACAAAAATTAGGAGATAATTGGGGAAAATGGGCAAAACACGAAGGTGTTTTTGTATAGAAATTATAACTTAAGCTCTTATATTTTGTACTTCTGGGAGGACTGATAGGGATAAATGATAGCTGGTTTCGATATCATCCTAATCTTATAATCAGTCGTGATTTAAATGATATCATTGAGAATGGCGCATATTATACACAAGCCAATAATGTTAATTCCCCTATAAGCAAACATGGGAATTTATTTGTCTGCGGAAACAACGTCGACAATGTGGTGCAAAAAATCATGGATTCAGATGGTAACATATACATAAGACTAAAATTAGGTTCATGGCTTCCTTGGAAACAAATTGTAACAAAATAACCTATAAAAAGCCGACCTGGGAGAACTGATTGGGAATGCAACATCAAATAAAAGCGGGTTGATGAGTTCCGGTATGGTACCTTTAGAATTATCTAAAGATAATAATCAATATTGTAAGATTAGTGTATTTATGCCAAATGCCGGATCAATAAATGAGTCTGTAATTAGTGTTACAAATGTTGATGGAGACTCGTTCTCAGTCGCAGTGTCTATGATTAGATGGAATGCAAATAAAGTCTTTTGTAAATTGATAAACGGAACCAAAATTAGTAACATTAATATGTATTATACAGTTGATACAGAAAGATTTTGCTTTTACATAAAAGCTAATTGGTATGCGAAAATAATAGTGTCACGATTAGGTCTTGTGAACACGAGCAAAATAGAATCAATCAATGCTATTCCTAGTGGGGCGATTGAAGTACCAATATCTTGACGTGACAAAAGATATAGCACTGACCTGGGAGGACTGATAGGGATAAATGATAGCTGGTTTCGATATCATCCTAATCTTATAATCAGTCGTGATTTAAATGATATCATTGAGAATGGCGCATATTATACACAAGCCAATAATGTTAATTCCCCTATAAGCAAACATGGGAATTTATTTGTCTGCGGAAACAACGTCGACAATGTGGTGCAAAAAATCATGGATTCAGATGGTAACATATACATAAGACTAAAATTAGGTTCATGGCTTCCTTGGAAACAAATTGTAACAAAATAACCTATAAAAAGCCGACCTGGGAGGACTGATTGGTGTTACAACACCGACAAAAGATGGACTAATGCCCAAAAATCAAGTGTGCAGAAATATTGCTAAAATCAATAATTTGCATTGTCGTTTAAAATGTAATATAAGTTCACCCGGTGAATGGGTTAATGGTTTTCTATATGTAGGTAGCACTAGTGGTTCTGTTTCTACAATAGCTGTTTCTGTGATGATATGGAACGAAACCAAAGTTTTTTGTAAGCTCATTAATGGAGTAAAAGGATATATATCATCGATTTCCTACATACAGGAAACAAACTCAATATCATTATTTGTTGAAATGGCTCAATATGCTAATATCTTATTTGCCCCGATGACCCAACTATACAGTTCCTCTTTAGAAACAGTGGAATCAATTCCAAGTGATGCTATTAATCTTGATTTTTGACATAAAAAAACGGGTGGCACCGGCTTGTACCGGACCACCCGTTTTAATCCATGTCAAAGATACGGTTCGCCAATTACTTCTAGAGCAAATTTAGTCTAGGAAGCCAAACTTAATTTTTTCCACTTACTATCACTCTTATCATACTTCACCCTAATAAATGTCGCTCCATTTACTGATATTAGTAAGTACATAACCCGTGATCCGTTTCCAACCGAAAATACGGATAAAATTCCATAGCCATTTATAGGATTGTTAATAGACTCAGGTGTTATTCCATATATTCCTGATACTACTAACGTTTCAACATCTCCTTGAAATATAGGAATTCTACTCCTAAACCACGAATCATTTATCCCTATCAGTCCTCCCAGAAGCATTTTTTGTGGTTTATTTTGTAAATACAGAGGATTTTTTTAACTTTAAAACAAAAAGTTGAGTATGTTAGAGAAGATCAGATACCGTTTGGTTTATAACCGACAAAACAAACTAAACCGACAGGGAACCGCATTAGTACAGATTGAAGCCTATCTTAACCAGCGGAAATCATATTTTAAAACAAACATCTATCTCAAGCCGGAGTGTTGGAGTAAGGATGGTGCCCAAGTTATCAACCATCCGCAATCGAATGAGCTTAATGCAATGCTATACGAAAAAATACTGGAGTTGCAGGCTATAGAACTTAGCTATTGGAAAAGAGGGCTTGAATCAAACCTTTCCACGTTAAAGGAGGCTGTAAAAAAGGGAATTAAACCAGTTGTGTCGTTTTTAAAGTTTGCGATACAAACGATAGAGAATTCAGATAGGAAACCGGGAACCAAGGATAACATGCTGGGCACGGTAGCCACTTTGAAGGAATTTCGGAATGTGATAGAGTTTACTGATATAAATTATACGTTTTTGAAAGAGTTTGACGCATTTTTGCGAAACAAGAATCTGAAAGTAAACACAGTCGGAAAGCACATGAGAATACTTCGTACATTGGTCAACGAAGCAATAAACGAAGGTTATATATTACAGGAGGCATACCCTTTCCGTAAGTTTAAGATCAAGAAAGAGAAGAAGGAACATAACTTCCTGATGCCCGCAGACTTGGAGAAGCTGGAGAATCTTGAACTGCCGGACAGGAAGAACAACAGTCGGCACATACTGGACGCATTTCTCTTCTGCTGCTATTGCGGATTGAGATTCTCTGATTTTAAGCAATTGACTTATAAAAATCTCGTAACAGTTGACGGAAAGGAATGGCTAGTTATGAATAGCATCAAAACAGGCGTAAAACTCAATATCCCGCTATATCTGCTGTTTAACGGAAAGGCACTGGGCATAATGCGGAAGTACGACAGCATCGAACAACTGGCTGCATTAGGTTGCAATTCGGACACTAATCGGACATTGCAGAAATTGGGAAGGATGGCGCATATCAGCAAGAAATTTACCTACCATACAAGTCGTCACACTTGTGCTACTCTGTTGGTACATCAAGGCGTTCCGATAACCACCGTCCAAAAACTCTTGGGGCATACATCGGTCAAGACAACAGAGATATATTCGGAAGTGTTTGATGAAACAATCATCAAGGATCTGACAAGGGCTAACCAGAAGTATTCTAAACGTAGAAATGTAAAACAAAATCAAATAAAATCTCAAAAATCCCCGGAAAAATATCTCAGGCAGTAGAAACCTATAAAAGCTATCTGTTTTATACTTGTTTTTCCGATCCCATTCCACAACATTCGTTTCATGTCAATAAATATACAAACTCGCCAGTCTTGCCGTTCTATTAATTCTCTTCATTTATCTTGCAAGTAAAAAATATTGCATTAATGGCAATTTTTTAAGAAGATTGGTTTTTGTTTCAAAATTGGCTCCTCATAACTAATTAATATAGTTTTCTTTTTGTATTTCGTTTCAGAATTGATATCTTTGCTATTGTCTTCTCGGGAAAATGGGATAGAGAGTAGGGCGTGGATTGAACGGCTGCTGTGCTTTTCGCTGGCGGTCGTTCTTTATTTTGTATTTAAATGTTAAATATTACACAATACAAGAAAATATATTGTGATTTGTTTTGCTGTTATATCACAATGTAGTATATTTGCATTGTGATAATAAAACAACAAGTAATAATAGAACCGGCGGCAACGGATAAGCGGCGTAAGACTATGAAGACAAAAATTCAATTTACAGATTCATACAGTGGTAGAGCAATTAATATAGTTATCAATCTCACTGACGGTGAAAAGGAATACTACTTAAGAGAAGATGACAAAAATGTCATTTATAACAAAATGTCTTCTTATCAGAGAGCAAAAATAGAATCATTCTTTGGGAAGATGAATGCATACTATACCAAAATTGAGATTTTATAAATAAAAAGTTAGGGCAACGAATTTCTTCGCTGCCCTAAATATTAAAATGTGGTTTAAGCCACAATGACATTTTTAATGTCGTTTCAATCCACGCACCGAAGTGCGACTAACATCGTTGATGTCCGATGCAAAGGTGCAACTTTTTGAATTAACGAGCAACAAATTATAAATGTTATAAAACATATTAATTATGGCAAGAAGACGATCTATTACCCTAGATCAAGAGTCTAGGGTGTTGTCCCTATATAAGGACGGGATAGCTATCAAGGAGATAATGAAGGAAACAGATATAAAGTCTGAGCAAACGATATATAGGATATTGGACAGCAATGGTGTGCCCCGAAGACCGAAGGTTAATGGCGTGAAAAGAATACTTGTTATGATAGAAGAGGACGTGGCAGCTATATTGGATAAGGAGCAATCGGTATCATTATATGTCAATGAGGCTATAAGATTCTATCACGGTAACCGACATTAATTGCCGGTTATCTATTTCTTAAAATCAAGAGCCTGTTGCGGATTAATTTCCGTGGCAGGCTCTTTTTTTGTCATACAAAATAAAGGTTAGTTTGAGAATCGGGTAATCCAAAACGTGTAATTGATGGTATTAAAAAAAGGATAGAAAGTCATATAAATTATTGCACAATGAGAAAGGAGACAAAAGAAAACATTCAGTATTCAACCGCTGTGGGGATGCTTGTACTGGGAGCGTCCTTGGCTGTGGCCGGCTTTGTATGCTCGGAACCTATGGGCCAGATACACGACAGTGTATTGTGGTTGTTTGCTCAATGTCTGTTGTATGCCGGTAGTGTTTTTGGCATCAGCATCTATATTAACAGTCGCTTTAATAATTTAATAGAGAAATTAAAAGAAAAGGAGGGAAAGAAATGAAGAGTTTACCAAGAGGTCTTAGAAATGCAAATCCGGGTAATATCCGAATAACAAAGGATAAATGGCAGGGATTGAGAGAAAAACAGACAGACAAGGAGTTTTTTCAGTTTGTAGAAATGAAATGGGGTTATCGTGCTTTAATCCGTACATTGCAGAATTACAGAAGGAGACACAACTGTGTTTGTATTGCAGACTTTATTACAAGATGGGCCCCACAGACAGAGAACAATACAGGGGCTTACATCAGACGGGTATGTCAGGATATGCAGGTACCTTCAGTATATGTTCCGGACATTGAGGATAAAGATACGATGTGCTCTTTGGCTGCTGCTATATCTTATGTTGAGAATGGTGTTCCTGCCGTAATGGAGGATATCTATAAGGGATGGGACCTGCTATGAAACTAAGGATCTATATATGGATTGCGGTAGGGATAGCGTTGCTACTGCTGTTCGGATCATGCCGGAGTATAAGGTATGTTCCGGTAGAAACAATAAGGACTGACAGTCTTTATCTTACTGTGTATGAACGTGACTCTATCCACATTAAGGATTCTGTCTATATAAGAGAGAAGAACGATTCAGTATTAGTTGACAAATGGCATATAGTCTACCGTGACAGGACAATTCGCGATACAGCCTATATAGAGAAGGAGAAAGAGGTAGGGGTTCCCTATCCTGTGGAGAAGGAATTAACATGGTGGCAGAAGACGAAATTAGAACTAGGAGAGTTATCTATAGGTATTATATTAGTATTACTAATCGTAGTCATTTGGTTGATAAAGAAGAAGGGAGGTGCAAGATGAGATAGCAACATCAAGTATTATCCGCCACAGGTAGAAGTGTGGCATATAATAGAAACTCATATAATAAAAGTGATTCTTTTGCGGCTTAGAAAAAAAAGAAAGCCGCCTCCTGAAAGGATTGACAGTCGGATAAGGAGATAAACACCCGTGGTGTTGTTGCGGCCTTCATTGGCAATAACAAACACTTCGGGTGTTTTGTTTTCAAAAACCGAAATAAAAAAATGAAATTAGAGGAACTGTATAAGGATATAGTAGGTGTTGTGTGTGATGTTACCGGTCTTGTTGAGGCTGACATATTAGCCAGCAATCGCGAGGAATGCGCCGATGCAAGATATCTACTGGTCATGGCGTTGTCCAAAATGCTGACTGATCATGAAATTGGCAGATTCATCAACCGTACCCGACAAGGTGTATCGTTTATTCGCTCGAACCGGCAAAAATTAAGGAAATGGACAGTTGCAAGCAATTGGAAAGTAATTAGCAAGTATATAGCAAGTAATTACTTTATCTGCAAGTGACTTGTACGGACATTTGTGAGCGGTCAATATTGACCGTAATTCCAAAATTATAAATTTATGGAAGCAGAAGTAAAGCAAGTAATTAAAGAGAAGGAGTACGTACATGATGAGAGTCATGATAAGTACGCAAGCAAAGGCTTGGCTGGTATGTAGCAGTGCCTGTTAGCCCTTATCCGCTTCGCAAGCGGGGTATTAAATTCGTTCTTTGAAATATTTTTTTGTATCTTTGCCATACGGATACGGATAGGCGGGAGTAGCTACCCGTTGAAAGCATAAGCTAATGGTGCTTCCGTATCTTCTTTTTACATTAGCAATATCACAAACATTAGCAATATGGAAGAAGTATGGAAGAAAGTACCTGGACTCGACTGGTACGAGGTAAGCGACCACGGAAACGTGCGGAGCATTGACCGTGAATTTGTGAACAACATTGGTAGGAAATGTTTCCTGAAGGGAACCGCTCTAAAGCCGAAGGTTGAACGTGGATATATTCGGTTTGGTTTAAGAGATGAAAATCATAAGAAAATTATGATGAGTGTACACCGACTGGTAGCAATGGCTTTTATCCCCAACCCGAACAATTATCAGACTGTTAATCACATCAATGGCATCAAGACCGACAATCGGGTAGAAAATCTCGAATGGTGTTCCATTCAGGATAATATTCGTCATGCTTACAAAAACAATTTGGGGAATTGTCTTGACAATTCAAAAGAAAGAATCAATCGTGTAAACGAGAAGAACTCTTATCAGCGAATAGTGGTCGTTTGTCCGGACGGTACTGAAAAGGAATTTCATTCCGTCAAAGAAGTATCTCTTCATTTCGGTATCAAGGTATTGACCATCAACGATGCTTTGATAAAAAATTCGCATCGGGCTTTCGGATATACTTTCATTGGATACAAAAAATAGAACTTATTTAATGCTAACGGGGAACGCCCACGAGGTGAATCCCGTGCCATGCTATCGAAAGATAGAGCGGTGTATCGACTATCTCCGGATCGGGAGAGTAGGGTCCTTATTTGCACAGGATTCGAAACAGGGCTTCTCGGACTTATGTCCGGGTAAGATATAGTCAGAACACGTAGTAATGCGTGAGAAATTCGACAGCGTTAGGTTTCGGCATCGGTGGTGCCGTTTTGGGAGCAGCCGCACTATGGGGCCGCCGTGGTGGCATTGGCGGTGGTATGCCTGAGAATGTGAATATCAACACAGTCAGTGATGCTATTTCCGGTCGTACCGGTGTTGCTCCTACCGCTTTCCAAGCATGGGAGAAAGGTTGTGATGAGGCTTTAGCCTTAACTAACACCATTTGGGGGCTTAAAGTCAACACTCAAGAGCAGATGTACGCTCATCGTGATGTGGATGTTAATGAGAAATTCCAGATTTGGAAATCTCAAGTGGACGGAGATTTTGGTTTGTATAAATCCATGCGTGATTTGTACGATGTACAGACTGACAAATTGAATACAGCCGCATTCGGTTTGTACAAGGGGCAACGTGATCTTTACGACACATTGAACGAACGCTATTCTGCCAAGTTCTGTGAGCTTGACAAAAAGGTCTATGGAATGGAAGTGGCCAATCTGTACCAAAACAAGATTATACAGATGGGCATGGAAAGTGTCTTGAAAGAAAGCATGTGCTACACGGACAGAAAGACCTGTCGTGCAATCTATGGCGTAGTGGGTTTACCATCAACCCCGACAGTGACAGTGCTGGAGGGGGCGAATCCTTACGGATGCAATTGCCGTACTCAGACAAGCGCAACACCAAGCGCATAAGGAAGAGTAAGAAACGTTAGTGGTAAGCCCCTTCGGGGCGATGCCACTTTCTTTATTTAACCACTAACAAAAAAATTATTATGGGAATGTTTGAAAGCGATCCATTATTATCTACGGGAAGAAGTCTGGAAAGACTGGCGCAAGAGAATGAGGCTTATACACAGAAGCTTCAGGCATTAAAACAGGTGCCGGGTATTACATCGCCCCAACGTGTATCCACCCCAACTCCAATATGGGATGAGATAGACCGTATTGTTTCATCCCTGAACGATCAGGAGCGGGCTGTTCTTAACAACAACAAAGAATACTACGATAACAGCATAGCTATTCAGGAGATGGTTAATTCCGAAGTCCTTCTTCTTGTCAAAGGTAAAATAGAAGGGTCTGCGGAAGGAAAGGCTATATTGGAGCAGCAGCTATCGTTTGTCAGAAGAACATCAAAGATAGCCAAGGAGGAAACAGCGAGAAGGGATGCTTTATTCCGCGAATACGTTACGGAGCATAGCGATATGACATGGCAGGAGTTTATTGACTGGAAAAACGGGAAACCGCAACAAAAATCTAAGAAGTAATGGAGGTTAAGAAGAATATAACAGAACTGAAGGACAAGCTAGCTGACTCATTGCAGCTATGGATTGACGAGAGGATAGACGGGCTTGTATTGAATAATCCTCAATTAAAGGTAGCATCTGTGTATCTCAAGAGAGGGGCGAAGAATTTTCTTGCAAAGCAAAAGGACGGGATAGGTGACATGATAGATAATGCCGCTTTGTTTTTGTGTGATGAGGATGGCAATGTGGATGCGGATTTACTTTTTAACGATATGCTTTCCATGCTTCGGGAGATGGAAGAGATGCCATTTGGTAAAGGCTTTATCCGTGGAACCATAGGAAAGGGGAGTATCCGTTTTGCGCTTCCGGACAATCCGATAACAAGCATTTTATTTGGCAAGACGGGTGCGATTAAGATAACAGATGCGGATTTGATGGAATTAAAGAAGTTGCTAATAGAATAGATTTAATCAAAATGATAGCGTAAACACTGTTTTGCTGTTACAAAGTGACAGGAAAAATCACTTAAAATTTCCGGCAAAATGTCAGAACACCTCCGATGAAACAAAACAAAATGTAACTTTAATATATTTGAAT